AGACAGGCATTGGTTTGAGATGTCGTTAGCTGGTGATGCTGGTGATGGGATACTAGGTATCAAAGGTATGGGTATGGTTACAGCTTCAAAGACACTAGCTAAAACACCTGATACCAAAGAAGCACTATGGTCTAAGGTACAGGAGACATACACTAAGAAAGGTTATACGATTGCTGATGCTATCTTGAACGCAAGACTCACAAGGATACTGCGAGAAGGAGATTATGATTACAATACAGGTGAAGTAAAACTTTGGAATCCATAAAAGAAAGCACCAACAACGCAGTAGCATGGGTTGTTAGTGCTTCTTTGTATATAAGCAACTGACGCTCCGTCAGAGCAGTAACAGATTTAACTGTTTGAATAATGGGTCTGGTTACTTAGTAGGTAACTGACGCTCTGAAAGTGAGGAGGTGGAACTTAATCCACTCTGTATCAGGTCTGGTTACTTAATAAACAATATAGCATAGGTTTCCATAAAGAAAACCCCTAGATAGAACCACTTACCTAGAGGTTTTCTTAGCGTTGCAACAAGGTAACCACTCCTTGTTACTTTCACATTAACATATAATATAAAGATAGCTCTTTAATTTTTGTGTCTTTACCTGTAATTACTGACGAACTTATACAAGCTTTAGATGCTGTGTTTCCTAACAGACACCCAGACCTATCGCTTTCTGATCGAGAAGTGTGGTATCGTGCAGGGCAGAGGTCGGTTGTTGACTATCTAATTGAACAGCAACTAAGACAAAAAGAAACTATGTTAACTAACAGAGTCTTGGAGAACTAGCTATGTGTCTTGGCGGTGGCGGTAGAATGACTACACCTAAACGTGAATATCAGAATAGACCTGTAACTATATCTGGTACACAGACAGGAGTTGATGATCCTAAAGATACAGCGAAAGCGACAGAGACTTTAAAGATAGAAAGACAGAAAGAAGAAGGAACTTATGTAGATCCTAACCTTACAACTACTGAGAAACTTACAAGTAGTGGTGGAGGTGGTAATAAAACTGCACAACAAAAAGCTAACCTTGCTAAAAATAAAGCAAAGGCAAAAAGCCTAGCAAAGGCTAGAATGAATAACAAGTCTATGTCTAGATCCGCAGGGAGAGTTTAATTATGTGTTTCAGAAGCCCAAGCCCACCACCTTTACCAGATCCAGAACCAGTTGATTCTGCTATAGAACCTACTGCAAGAAAGGTTGCCATTAGTGATGATAGAACTATGGGTCAACCTAAAAAGAAAAAGACAGGTCAGAAAGTTACAGGTGGAAGAATGGCTAGGGCTATAGCACCAAGACGATTAGGTACTAGGTCTTTACAAATACCTCTGCTTGCTAATAGCACTAATGCAGGTAATTTAAACTATTCATAAAATGGAATACTCCACACAAGGAACGACAGCAGCAGGTAGATACGAAGCACTTGTCAGTAGCAGGTCTGTCTATGATAGAGAAGCAAAAGAATCTTCTAAGCTAACCATACCTAGTCTGATACCAGAACAGACATCAGGTACTAGAGCAAGAATAAAAACACCCTTTCAAGCAACAGGTAGTCGTGGAGTT